GGCCAGGACAATGGTATTTGGCGTCGATTGATCCAAATTCCATTTAACTTCACGGTTCCAGAGCCCCAGCGGGACGGCAAGCTCCGCGAAAAGCTGAAGGCTGAAGCGGAAGGAATCCTCGCCTGGGCGGTGCGCGGCGCAATCGAATGGTACAAGCATGGCCTCGGCAAGCCTCCAGAGGTGTTGGAGGCGGCACAGGAATGGCGGCATAACGATGATCCTATCCGTGAGTTTCTGGAGGATTTCTGTACTGTCGAAGATGGTCTGTTTTGCCCGGTTGCCGATCTGATGACGGCGTATTTGTTATGGGCGAAAGACTACGGGGAGAAGTTCCCGATGGCGCGGCGAACGTTCAACGAGGCGTTGGCCGCGAAAGGGATCAAACAGGATCGCAGACACTGCGGGCGGATCTGGCTGAACGTTGAGCTTAAGAGCGAAGTTCTCCAGCGGCTGCGCGGCGCTTCAGGTGGTCAGCAGTACCAGTAACGGGGTGATCGGCTAGCGTCCGTGACATTGCGTCTCGGACGCTATACGTGTGCCTAAACGTTCTCTTGGTTTTTTGTCACGCCCGAGTACTTTTGTCACGGCCTGAAACTCACAGTTAACCACTTATTCTGCTGCATCTTACCTTGTGTATAAAAGCAGCGTGACAAAATGCTTCAGTGACTTGTATAAAATTTAGAAACTCCAGGCTCATATAGCGAACTTTGCGGAATTAGCGTCACGGCTTGTCACTTGTCACGGAGCCCAATCGGCCTTAAAACATTTTCTTGACTTTTCGTAGTATTCGATGGTACATCTGAAAGCGTTAGAAACAGCAGTACTCAGAAGTACTCTCGTGAGCCTATCCAGGCGTGCATGGCAAGCGAGGGATGAGATCTGACAATCACCGCGCGCCTATCACCGTAGGACATCATCGCAGTACATCATCGAAGTACCTTGTCGAGCATGTTATCCGGCAAGGCGGCATGGGGTTCACCGGCTGAACTCACCCCACCGAGGGATTCGAAAACCCTAAGTGTCTCAAAAAGATTCTGTCCGCACAATTACGATGGAAGGCCAGATGGGCTGGCAGTCACGCGCGAAAGCAGTGGCTGCAATTGCCGATGGCTTAGCGCGGCTCCGCGGTGACGGCATTGTGGAGTATATGTCCCATCCAGACCGGGCATTGCGCTCGTCTGCGCCGGTATACTCGCCCGGCGGGGGCGTTACGTGGCCGGCGGATTTGGTTGTGCGCCACGCGACGGAAATTGAGATGGGGCATGAGGACACGCACGATACTGGCTTCGGTCTGGCGCGTTACCCGATGCCGTGCAGCGGCGGAACCGTGCGATTTCCGGCGCTGATGAAAGCGGGCGCGGGGCTATGACTGCGGCCGAACTCATGACGCAGCGCCTCGAAGACGGCCGCGAGCGCATCCACACGTCGCCATTTATCGGCGGCGCAGCTTTGTGCGCGCGCGCAATCGCCGGAGCAAACCACTCGAAAATCGCGAAATCAAGCGAAATACCTGTGCGCGGCGGCATGAAGAAGCAGTGTACGGAGCAAGGATGTGCGCGGTTAACGGAGGGCGGTGGCAAGTGTCCATCCTGCCGCACAGCTGCCGACACTGCGCGCGGTACCACTGCGGAGCGCGGTTATGCCCGCGGATGGGAACGCGTCCGCCTGGTCTGTTTTATCCGTGACCAATGGCGGTGCGTTGACTGTAAGTGGGAGCCCGATATCGTGCGTATGTGTCGCGAGGCCGGGTTACCGAGGCCGCCAGCGGACCGTATTTTGAATGAGTTACGGCTGCGATTTGCGGATGGTCGCACGCACCTGCACGCCGATCACCTGCGCACCGTCGAGCAAGCTCCTGAGTTGCGGCTTGATCTGGATAACCTTCGCACACGCTGCAATCACTGCAACGTTTCACGGCGCAACAAGGGAAACACTCACGGTGTACCGGGGCCGGTCGAAATCCCTCACAAAGGTGTCTCGTGACCTGGTCCCACTCGTTTGCGAGAAATCCCAGGTTTTGCAACTTTTTTGGGACGAAAATTTGATGGGTTTGCGCGGTCCAGTACCGAAATCCGCCGAGGAACGGCTCTACGAGGGCAACCCCGCGCACCGGCCGCTGCCGCTGGCGAGGGCGCCGCTGTCTCCGCTGGCGATCGATCGACCGAAGGGTATGAGTGCTGCGGCGCGCCGCGTGTGGGATGAGATGGTCGCGCCACTTGGGCCGATGGCATACCAGCAGTACTTCGTGCTCCGCGATCTCTGCCTGGACGTGGCCAAGGCGCAGGAGCTCCAGCGCGGACAGCGCCAACTCATCGCCGAGTGGAAGCGCGAAGCCAAGGCCGCCGGTAAGAAGCTGGTGGCTCCGCTCGCACAGCACATCGCGACGGAAGAAGGCGGCAAGTTGGAGCGCGCCATCAACGCGCTGAAGCGCCATGTGGCGAAGATGCAGATGCAGTATGGGCTCACGCTTCTCTCTTCGCAGCGCCTGGAAGGCGTCGGCGGCGGATTCATGCCCACGGTAGCCGGCGAGCCGCTCGATCCAATCGAGGAGCAGATTCAGTGATACGGGCCGGGAAACAATTGCCGCTACCTCTGGCGAGCTCGCGGGAGTATGCGTTCGCGAGGACGCAACTCCCCTTTCCCATCGCCCCGCGCTTGGTGAGCCGCGCTGTGCGCCGCGAATTGAAGAGCATTCCGAAGCGATTTGGAATGTCGATGCTCCCCGCTGAGGTCTGGAACGCGCGGGCCTGGGCCGAGCAGCTCGCCGTGATCGAGCAGGTACGGAAGACAGCGCGCTGCCGCTCGCGGAATGCGACAGGCCGCAATAGCGCCGCGGGTCTCGCGGCCTACGTGGCGACGCCCGAAGGGATGCGTGTGGAGCGGGCGATTCGCAATCTGGAAAAACAGTTATGAGTGAGACTGGAAGGCGCGGCTTTTTTGGCACCCTACTCGCAGGGACTGTTGCCGCAGAGTTACTGGCAAACACACCTGAACCACAACAAGTGGAACGTATCGACAGGGCAAGCAGTGTAGATGAGAGCGTCTTTGTTCTGAAATTCTCCGGGCGACTCTCTGATAGAGGCGTTCAGCGCCTCCAAGAATCATGGCGCGCGGCATTTCAGCCGGGGAAAGCTCCGCGCGTTCTCGTGCTTGATGACGGAGTAGAGCTGCAGGTCATACCGAGAAGTGCGCTCCCCCAAGACTGAAATGTGCAACCGCATCCTCCATCGCATCGCATCGGGCCTGCTACTCTTGCTGGCGGCCGTTCCGTCGTCGACCGCCAGCGTTTTCCGCATCGAGGACGCAGTGGCTAAGAGCCGCCCGTACCGGCTGGAAGTCTGCGCCTATTGCGCGACGCCCACCTGGTGCGAAATTCGCGCGAACGGGAATCCGCAGTGCCGCGCGTGCAAGGTGGAGCGGTTCTTCGAACGCGTGCTCTATCCGCCGCTCGGCTATAAGCTCCAACAGTGGCAGCGCGCCGATCTGCGCCAACTCTACGGCAACGTGCGGCCGGACACCGGACTGCGGATCTACCGCAAGGGGTACTGGTCAATGGGTAAGCAGAACGGCAAGACATTCATTGTCGCCGGGCTGCCGATCTACCACCTGGAGTGCGAAGACGAATTTCAGCCTGAGGCATACGTGGTCGCATCGGCAAAGGACCAGGCCGGCGTGGCGTTCAAGGCATCTGCGCTGCTGGTGCGTTCGAATCCCATTCTCCATGCGCGCTACAAGGTAATCGAATCCGTGAAGCGCATCGTGCGCCGCGATGGGCACGGCATCTTCGCGGTACTCGCGGCGGATGGCGATGTGCAGGACGGGAAGCGACCCTCGCTACTGCTCTTTGATGAGCTTCACCGTTTTACGCGTAAGAAGGCTGAAACCGCGCGCACGGTGCTGATGAAAGGCTTCCTCTCGCGCGACATCGTGAAAGACGGCGTGGCGTCCGGCGAGCCGCTGATGCTACAAACCACCACGTCGGGCGATGAGTTCGAATCGCCGATGTGGCATCACGAGTACGAATACGCGCGGCACGTGATCAATGGATCGATCCAGGATGAAACCTACTTCGCGCGCATCTACCAGGCCGATCCGCGCCGCGTAGAGAGCGAGCCCGATTACTGGAAATCGAAAGAAGCGCGTGTGGCGGCGAATCCCTCGCACCAGGACAACGGCGGATTCCTTTCCGATGCCGTGCTCGAAGCGGAGATGCGTGAAGCGGAGCGGCGCCCCGAGAAAGTACCCGACTACATCCGCCTGAACCTCAACGTGCCGGTAGTCTCGACGGGCACGCCGATTATGGACATGGCGATCTGGTGTGCGGCCGGTGGCGATCTCGACTTGCGCACCGCGCCAGAGTACCTGCCGGAATATCTGGTCTCGAAGTGGGGCCTGGCAGATCGTCCCTGCTATGCCGGTATCGACATGGCGTGGACCACAGATCTCGCATCCGTCGTATTTCTCTTCCCGCCCTACCAGCGCGATGAGAAGTGGCGCGTGCTGCCGTTTTTCTGGCTGGCTGAAGACCGAGTGCCGAAACTGGAACAGGTCACGAGGGCAGAACTCTCAAAGTGGGTCCGCTCGAAGTTCCTCCTCACGTCGCCCGGCGCCGAAGTAAACCCCGCGGAGTTGATGGCGAAAGTCCTCTGGGGCGCCGGTATGTTCGATGTGCGTGAGGTGGCGTTCGACAAATGGGGCGGCATCAAGTCAGCTTGCAGCCTGGTACTTGTGCCGGAAGGCATGACGTGCGCGGAGATCCCGCAGACCATCGCGGGCTTGACGGCTGCAACGAAGGCGTTTCTCGGCGCATACCTGAACGGAAAAATCGAACATGGTAATAATCCTGTTCTGAACTGGAACGCGTCCTGCCTCTCTCTCGCAACCGATGGCGGCGACAACTGCAAACCAGTGAAACCGGCGCGCGATACTGCGTCGAAACGGATTGACGGAGTGGCAGCAACAATTACAGCCTGGGCGCGGGCTATGACGTTCGATAATTCCGAGAGCGTATATGAGACGCGCGGGGCGCTGATCCTGTGAAACACGCGCCCGCGATTGCGAAGGCCGTGCTCTACGCCACCGGGCTGCTGAGTGTCACCTACGGCTGCTGGCTGATCTATCGTCCGCTCGGGTATCTCGCGGCCGGCCTGCTCTGTGTCGCGCTGTCTTTCGTGATCGATAAGGAAACCGAGTCCAAGTGAACCTGGTCACCGCAACCCGCCGCGCGATTGAGCGCCGTATGTCGATTTCGGATTTCGACAGCGTGCTTGACATGATCGCCGGCGGCGGCACGCCTTCGTATACCGGGAAGCTCATCGGGCCGTCGAATGCGATGGCCATCCCGACGTTCTGGTCTTGCGTCAAGGCGCTGGGCGATGACTTCGCGACGCTCCCGATGGAGCCGTTTGAGTGGGTCGAGCCGGGTGTATCGAAGCGGGAGGCGCGCGATCACTACCTATGGCCCCTGCTCACGGAAGAGGCGAATCCCCGTATGTCGAGCTGGGATTTCAAGCAGCAGATGGAAGTCTGGCGCAACGTGTGGGGGAACTGCTACGCCTACGTCGATACCAATGGGCGCGGGCAGGTCACGGCGCTCTGGCCCTGGCGGCCGGATCGCGTGAAAGTATGGCTGCGAGATCCGAACGATTTCCGCTCAGAGCTGGTATACGCTTATGTGCCGCTCGACCGCTCGCAGAAGCCGATTGTAGCGCCCGCGGAACGCATGCTGCACGTGCGCAATATGAGCCTCGACGGTCTTGTGGGGCTTTCCACCGTGCAGGTGTTCCGGCATACGCTGGGACTCGCCGAAGCGCAGACGGAGTTCGCGGGCCGGTTCTACGGTAATGGCGCCACAGTCAAAGGCGTGATTACCACGCCCGGCAAGCTCGGCGTAAAAGGCGAACAAAACCTTCGGGAATCGATTGAGCAGTATCGTGGCCTCTCGAACGCGCATAGAATGCTGCTGCTCGAAGAGGGCGTCACTTACACGCCGCAGACGATGCCGCTTAACGATGCGCAGTTCATCGAATCGATGGGTTTCACTGGGGAAGACATCGCGCGCATTCTGATGATGCCGCAACACCGCGTCGGGCTACTCGCGCACGCGACCAATAACAACATCGTCCAAATGGCGATGGAGTACGTGCAATTCACGCTCGGAACGAACGCGGCAAACTGGCAAGGCCGCCTGCACTGCTCACTGCTCTCGGCGCGTGAACGCGACAGCATCGCACTGTTCCCCGATTACAACTACCTGCTCGCGGGCGATCCGAATATGCGCGCCGCGCTCTATACTGTGCTCGCGAATACCGGCGCCTTTGGCGCGGACGATATCCGCCATCGCGAGGGCGAGAACCCGCTGAAAGGCGGCATCGGAAAAACGCCGCGCGTGCCGCTCAATACCGTGCCGCTCGGCAGCGACCGCGCATCCGGCAAAGCAGAGCCGCCGCCCGCCGCACCCGTGGTGCAACCCGCCGCGCCGACTACGGAGCCGAAGACTAACGGGCACGCTGCCCTGCAATAGCTCACGAACGAAAGGCCGATCACAACCATGCAAGGCAACACGAATGTAATCCAGGCTCTGCGCGCCGCGCTGCCGCTCGAAGCGCAGATCAATTTACAGTACCGCATGAATGCGCGACTGTTGAAGTTCCAGGGCGTGAAGAAGGCATCGTGCCGATTTATGGGCTTTGCGGATGAGGCGCACGACTTCCTGGAGGCCATCACAGATCAGTTGCTCTTCCTGTCCGACGAAGCGGGCGACGCGACGGCCGCGTATCAGATGGCCGCTGTAACAAATCCGCTTACCGTTACCGAGATGCTCGAAGAAGCGCTTGCATTGGAAATGGCGGTCTCGACGCACTACGAAACGAGCATCCCGGTGTGCGTCGCGAGCTACGACGACGAGACGCGCAACCTGTTTGAGCACCTCATCAAATGGCATCACGGCATCGTGCGCTGGCTCGAAAAGAAGCTGCGCAATATCGCGACCTACGGCGAAGAAGAAGTGATTCTCGCAGGCAAGCTCTAAGGAGAACCCGCATGCTCGGATTCAGCAGGCACAAGCACAACCCGCACGCATCGGCCGCCGCCGCGATCCCCGGCGACGCGCGAATCGAATCGCCGAAGCCCTTCTTCCGGGCGGCGCTGCGCAACGATGGAACGTTCGAACTGCTGGTCTATGAAGAGATCGGCGAGAACTGGTGGACGGGCGGAGGCATCACGGCAAAGAGCTTCAAGGACCAGCTCGACCGCGCCTCGGGTCCATACTCGCGCATCGTACTGCGGATCAACTCGCCGGGAGGCGATGCGTTCGAAGGCGTAGCGATCCTGAACATGCTGCGCGCGACGGGCAAGCAAATCAAGGTTTGCGTCGATGGACTCGCGGCCTCCGCGGCCTCAATTATCGCGATGGCCGGCGATGAAATCGAGATGGGCGACGGCGCGATGATGATGATCCACAACGCATGGTCGATCTGTATCGGCCCGGCGTCGGACATGACGAAGCAGGCGAACGCGCTCAACGCCATCGACGAATCGATTGCCCAGGTCTACGCGAACAAAACCGGGCTGAAGAAGGCCGAGCTGCTCGACATGATGGCGGCGGAAACATGGCTTACCGCGGCGGATTGCGTGAAGCAAGGCTTCGCTACCGCAAAGGCCGCGAAGCGTGGGGCCGCCCTGCCGGATGCGCCCGAACCACTCGCCATGGCCAAGCGCGGCTTCCGCAAGGCGCTCGCGAGCTATCGCAACGTGCCGACACAATTCCGCGATGCTGCAGCGCCGCCGCGCAACGCGACACCCGAAGAGCCCGACCAGGACGCCTGCCTCTGCGCGTGCAAGGCGTGCAAGGACGATTTGGATTGCACGAACTGCACGGACACCACGTGCAACGACAAGAACTGCACGGGTTGCCCGATGCAGGAAGAGCGCGAGATCGCGAGTGCGCGCGGGCAACGGCATATTCTTTTGGTAAGTGAGGAACTGTTCGGAGAACTGGCCGTACCGCGGTTAGTTGCGATGATGGCGGCAGGCAATCATCTCGGAACGGAAGTAGCCTGCGACAAGGGTGCATCGATCCTTGCTCTGCGCCGCGGCGCATGCGTACTGAACCTTGCGCCGGACGCAGAAGGCGGCGTCGCAATCGCGCGCGTCAAAGGACTGCTCGCGCCATACAACTCGCCTTCCGGGGATCTTGGCGGATTCGTCGAGATCTACCAGCCGGGGTGCTTCGCGGAGTTCCTGAAGACCGACGATCCGCGCGTGCTCTATAACCACAATATTGATTCCATCCTGGGTCGCAAGTCGGCAGGCACGGCGCGATTCTGGGAAGAGCCGGACGGCCTGCACTATGACGCCGATCTCCCCGATACGCAGGCGGGCCGCGATGTGCGCGTGCTACTTGAACGCGGCGATATCAAGGAATCGAGCGCGGCCTTCTACATCTATCAATATCGCTGGGAGCAGCGCGGCGAAGTGCGCACGCGTGTTGTCGAAAAGGCACGCCTGGTCGAAGGCTCCCCGCACACTTTCGCGGCTTATGGAAGCGCGACGGCCGAACCCGGGGAAGTGCCGGCGAATGCCGAGAACGAACTGGAGCAGTTGGAACTGAAGTCCCGATTTCTCAGCGTAGCTTAAACCACCAAATTCAAACATGGCCGCGAGGCGGCAAGGAGAAACGATGAATAGGATTCTCGAACTGGAGCAGCAGCGGGCCGCTCTCAACACGGCTAACTTGGCTATTAAGGACAAGGCGCAACTGGAGAAGCGATTGCTCACGCCGGAGGAACGGACCACCGTCGAAGGCAATCTTACGCAGATGGAGGGCATCAACGCAACGCTCAGCCTGGAGCAGCGTATCGCCGCATCCAGCAACATTCCGGGTGATCGCACAACGGTACACGACAACACGCTCGACAGGCCCTTCGGGTATGAGGCGCGTGCTGGTGAAAACGCGGAGCAGAAGCGGATGCGCCTGATGTGCGGCTTCGGCGAGCAGCTCGTCGCCATCGCCAACGCGGCCCGACGCCCGGATCGGCCCGATGCCCGGTTGCTGCAAATCAACGAACGCGGCGTCGCTGCAGGCGCATCCGAAGCCGTGCCGGCGGATGGCGGCTTCCTGGTCTTCCCGGATTTCTCCCAGGAGATCATGTCCATCGCACACGATACCGGCATGGTGTATACGCGCGGACGCAAGTTGCCGCTTTCGGAAGCTACCAACGCAATCAAAATCCCCGGCATCGACGAACAGAGCCGCGTGGATGGCAGCCGCTGGGGCGGCGTGCGGATGTACTGGCAGAATGAGGCCGACGCCACCACTGCGACGAAGCCGAAGTTCCGCCTGATCGAGCTCGTGACAAAGAAGCTGATGGGCCTCTTCTATGCGACCGATGAGCTGATCGCGGATGCGCGCATGCTGGGCGCAATCGTGACGCAGGCGTTCGGGGAGGAAGTCGGTTTCAAGCTCGACGATGCGGCCATTAACGGCGACGGGTCGGGCAAGCCGCAGGGAGTCATGAGCGCGAATGCCCTGGTGAGCGTCGCGAAGGAAACCGGGCAGGCATCGGGCACTGTGGTCTTTCAGAATGTCACCAAGATGTGGTACCGGCTGCACGCGCGTTCGCGCAAGAACGCCGCTTGGTTTGTCAACCAGGATGTGGAGCAGCAACTGATGCAGCTCTCTCTCGCAGTTGGCACCGGCGGCTCGTCCGTGGTCTCTGGCGTGGCTCCCAACGGGCCGAGTATTTATGTGCCGGCGGGTTACGCTGGCAATGAGTACGCTATGATGTTTGGCCGCCCGGTGATCCCCATCGAGCAGTGCCAGACGCTCGGTACTACAGGCGACATCATTCTGGCCGACATGTCCCAGTGGGTCTACGTTGACAAGGGCGACGTGCAGCAGGCCACTTCGATGCACGTTCGCTTCCTCACCGACGAAATGACGTACCGTTGGGTCTATCGCGTCGATGGACAGCCGATTTGGAATAGCGCGCTGACTCCGTTTAAGGGTTCGAACACACTGTCGCCGTTCGTTGCGCTTGCTTCCCGGTAACGCTTCGCCTCCGAACTGATTAGGGCGGGTCCGTGCGGCCCGCCTCCCTTCAAAACTTATAAACCAGGAGAAATCTCAAATGATTGGACTCAACGTTTCCGAGGCGGGGCATATCGTTAACCTGATCCCGCCGGTTGACGGCAATGCAGGCGCGCCGGTAACGGCGCAGGGCTTCTCGATGAAAGGATGGGATCACGTTTCGATCATCATCCAGTTAGGGGTCACGGCGGCTGCGCCCACCTCGATCATTCTGGTGTCTTCGACGGCGGCAAGCGCCGGCACCACCACGCAACTCGCGTTCCGCTACTACTCGCAGACGACTGCGGGCGCTTCGAAGGACGTGCTCACTGGCCCCACGGTCGCGGTCGCGGCCACGGGTATCGCGAGCCCCACGGCGAACGACAATGTGTTCTATGTCATTGAGCTCGACAGCACGGAACTTCCCGACGGTCAACCGTACCTGCAATTGCAGATCACGAACCCGTCTTCGAGCATACTCAACTCGGCAGTTGCGATCCTGAGCGCTGGCCGGCAGCAGTATCAAGGCAGCGCCAGCGTCACCGCGTAACAGTCGCAAGGCTTCAAATCCCTTTTCTCGGGGAGCGTCCGCGAAGCGCTCCCCGAGTCGTCCTCTAACTTTCTCAGCTTAGGAGATTTTACCGATGAGCGACCTCTCAACAGTAGGCGTGCGCTATAACGGCGCGGATCAGGAATGGTATGACAAGGCGAGCGGCAACACGGTGATGGCCTTCCGCCAAGCTGCGGCCTCAATGCCCTGCGAGGGCGCAGCAGATAGTCTGACGGCACACTCCGGCGGCGGACAGACGAGCGCGCTGTTACTGACGGCGCAGCTGAATCGAATCACGACCGTGGCGGCCGGCAATGACAGCGTGAAGCTGCCGGCATCCATTGCAGGGCTGACGATTCAGGTAACGAATGCGGCAGCGGCGAATTCGGCAAATGTATATCCGCAAACCGGCGACGCCATCAACGCGCTGGGCGCGAACGCGGCCTTTGCGCTCGCGGCCGGCAAGACGGCCGCGTTCACCTGCTACACCGCAGGGCAGTGGCATTCCATCTTGAGCGCGTAAGCGAAGGAGCACAACCATGGCGGCAGGCTCGATCACTTTTACGGAAGCGACATCCGGCAGCGTCAAGTTGATCACGTTCGCCTGGACGTGCGACGCATCCGGTAATGTGAGCGGCAACCCCACAGCAAAGACGTATAACGGGGAGATTGTCGCCTGCGTCACCGTGCCGGCGGGCGGCGGGAACGCGCCCACGGCGTATACGCTCCAGATTCAGGATGCAAATGGCGTGGATGTTCTGGCGCAGACAGGCACAGCGCGCAGCACCACCAATCAGGAGACGCTGAAGAAGCCGCTGGGGGCCGTGGCGGATAGCGCGCTTACGCTTGTGATCGCGAGCGCGGGCAACGCTAAGCAGGGCACAGTTTATCTCTTTATCCGTTAGCCTCCAATGCCCCTCGACAGCAGCACATACGCGAATCTGCAATTACAGAACGCCCCGCTAACCGAGCCGGTGACGCTCGAAGAAGCGGAGGGATGGGCTCGCGTCACAAGCGACGGCGGCCCGGTCGATCAGGACTATTATGCGCTGATCACCTTCGCGCGGCAGCAGTGCGAAACCGTGCTGCGCCGCGCGCTCTACACCCAAGCATGGAAGCTCTCCTTGCGCAACTGGCCGGGCCGCGATTATCAGAACTGGCCGCAGGGCGTGAGTAATGGCTATGACGCTTACTATCGCTACGACCATATCGAGCTACCGCTGCCGCCGCTGCAAGGCGTCGCGAGCGTTACGTATCTCGATACCTCGGCGACGCTCGGCACGATGCTGCAAGCGAACACAGCCGGCGGTTACAACGTCGATCTGAACTTCGAACCCGGCCGCATCGTGCTGCCGTTCTCGCAGATCTGGCCCACCACAATTCTGCTACCGGGAGCTCCGATCTCGATCAAGTACACGGGCGGGTATCAGGACGGCACCGGGATCGGCGCGCTCACGCTCGGCGGGTCGCAGGCCGGCTATCAAGTGGGCGATGTGCTCAATATCGTGCAGTCCGGTACTTTGCCTGACGGCCGCACGGTTCAGGCATTCGGGGGGCTGGTCACGGTCACGGGTATCGGCGTGGGCGGCTCGATTGCCAGCTATACGTTCACGGGTGGTGCGGGGTATAGCGTTGCAAGCAACCTTGCGACCGCTGGCGGTTCGGGCATGGGAGCCACGGCGAATATCACCGCACTCGCGCCGGAAGCACTCAGCGCGCAGTTTGAGGGATGGTCCGCCGTGAAACAGGCAATCAAGACCATTATCATGTACTGCTTTGAGAATAAGATTCCGCCGTCCGAGATGCGGCGCAGTTCGATTGACGCCGGCCTGGAGTACGTGATCCGGCAATTTCTGACGCCCTACCGGATTCACTGATGCCGTGGCCCTCAATCGATCCCGGCAAGTTGCGCCACCGGATTACGATTCAATCGTATGGGCCGGTATCCCCCGCCGCGATGGATGCTGGCGGCCCAGTGATGGACTGGTCTACATTCACGACGGCATATGCGTTTATCGACCCGACTGCGGCAGAAGATATCATTCGCTCCGGACAGATCGTCTCGCAGCAGGAGATCCCGATCACGATTCGCTGGCAACCGGGTATCACATCCTCTATGCGGGTGGTGAGCGACGACACGAGCAGCACGTTTGTTATCAAGGGGATTATTAACCACGAAGACCGGAACGTCCTACTGACCTTGCTGTGTCTCGGCATCGGCAGCAACCAATAACCCGCGCTTTGTGCGCGCGCACAAAATGAACACACGGCCCCTAGTAACCTGCGTTTGCCCCACCATGGCAAGCCGCGTCGACTGGCTGCCGCGCGTGCTGGAATGCTTCGCGGCGCAGGCCTACGCGAATAAGGAACTGCTGTTTGTGGGCGACGTACGGGTGCATGCAGAACTGCTGAGTCGGCACGCGCTCTATGGGACGCGGTTCGTCAGCAGTGATGCGCCCCTGGGGATCAAGCGCAATGC